ATGAAACTAGAAGATTTTGAAATGTACTGCCCTCAGAACGCGCACCTGTCGTCGTTCAACTTCAAGGGCAAGGAGCATGAGGTGGTATCGGCCAAAGGCTACAACCTCATTGCTGGTGACAAACAAAAGGGCGGTGGTGCCATCCCCGGCACGCTGTCGCTTGTGTGGAACAAATTCGGCGAGGCGTATAGCCGCGAGATGGCTATCGCGCAGAGCACCGACTTCAAGGAACTGAACCGCGTTATCATCTTCGACGGCCAGGTGTATCAGAGAGACAAGAGGTATGACTTTAAATTTCCTGCAGCAAGATGACGGACACGATGAGTGGAATGTGCATAGAGATTTCTCACGAAATCTGTATCGCCAACATCCATTTGAGACGAATTTCTGAACTCTTGAAATTCAAAGCCGAAATGCTTAAAGGCGAAGAACTCGAGTCCACAAATAATGTTATTAATGCTCTCGAAGGGTACCAAGAGATACTGTCTAAAGTTTCAAGAAGTATAACTAAAATTGCAAGAATAGACGTATGAAAAAATACTTAGTACAGTTCTGTCTAGAGACAGACGAGAAAACTGCCGAGATTGGTGGCATCAGACCTCAATACCTTCCGGAAAAGGGTTTCATTGCTGAAAGCTCAAACGAAAAGCTGACGGATATCATGGAAGGCGTGTTCGAGAAATTCCCGAAATATCGCACGGCCATAGTCAGCGAACTTGTAGAAGACCATGAAAGAGGAATAGAGTTCTACGAATTCAGGTTCTTCGCAGTAAACAATGGATGGAACGGGAAGAAAGCATCGGGCTATGCCGTTGACATTCCCATTGACATGTTTAATATGATGGGATAGGTATGGCTAAGAAAAAAGAAGTAATAGACCTGACCGAGGTCGTCAACGAGTTAATAAAAAATGCCACTCATTTCGGAGCTGGCGGCGTGTCAATAACCTTCGTCTATCCTAATGGCTGGGATGCAAAAATCGAAGTTACAAGGAGAGACGAACAAACGGATGGAGGGGATAAGGAATGAAATTCGAAGACAAAATGGCAGCTCGAGAAGCATGCGTCCGAGGAGTTCCCTTCTTTTGCGGTGGCCATACCATTGTGCCAGTTCCCTTCGATGAAATCTCCGGGGAATGCTGTTGCTTTCAATGCGAAATGGTGGACTCAGAATGCAAAGGAGACATTTTCGAAATGTGTGAATTCGTCAACACCTTTCATGGATATGATGAATTTTATTTCAAATTCAAAGAACAGAGGAATGACTAAAGAACAATATAATAGGGCCATAGAAATATATAATAGTTTGGTGAATCTCAATGACACGAAGAAAAATATCGAGAACACCAAAAAGCACCGTCTTTGGTATGCCTATAATGATGGTGAGTTTGGCAGTTCTTGGAGACTTGCCCCTGAATGGGCCATGCGAAATATCGCCGACATACTTGATAAGCATGACCTGATGATACGTCAGGAGATTGACGATGAGATAGCTCGCCTTAAAAAAGAAATTGAGACATTATAAGATGAAGGTAACGATTAACAAGCAGCTGCAGGTGAGCATCGAGGACATGGACGGTGACGAGGTGCAGGCGCTCATTGAGATGATACGCGGAGCCGGCATCATCGAGCGCCGTATCTTCAGCCGTGTGCTGATAGATCTCACCCGAAAGCCTGCAGACAAATTAGAAAGGAAAAAAGAATGAAAGTATATATATCTGGAAAGATAGGGGAGGAGGTCATCAGCGACGAGACACGCGCCAAATTTGTCGCAGCAGAGAAGATTATGCTGGAAAAAGGCCATGGTGTTTTCAATCCGACAGACCCTGAATGGGTTGACGGGCTGCGGCAGAATCACGACTATGCAGTGAGAAGTTTCGGCAACTCAGTGGGAACCGAATACGAGTACATCTTGACGAAGGATATCATACAAGTATCGCACGCCGATGCCATCTATATGCTTGCAGACTGGAGACAGTCGCCAGGGGCACGTGCGGAGTATGCCTTTGCAAGTGCCGTCGGCAAGCAGTTCTTCTTCGAGGATAGGTTCCAGGCCTGCGAATATCTTTGCAAAGAGATGTGGAATCTAGTGAAAAAGGGCAACCCACCCGCAGAATATTTGGAAAACGACGACATCAACGACGCCGAGATAGCCTACGGGAAGAAGCACCTCGACAGGGTATGGCGACCCATCCCGAAAGAATAGGAAAATCTGTCCTTAGCAGGACGGTGAAATCGGCTTATCTTTGCCGGTGAAAATGTAACAAAAGAAACATTCGAAACTTTATGATCAGAAAAGAAGACATTAGTGCCAAGACCGGAAAAGGTCTTGACATCATCCGCCACCTCTACCCTGACGCTGGTAGGGTAATCGACAGCGGAAACATGAAAGAGGCGTTCAAGATGCGGAATGAACGCACCCCCAGCGCACACTTGAAGGAATACGATTTGTGGTGGGTTGTCACCGACTTCGGCGACGATCAGCGTGGCCACAACCCCATCTCGCTGTGGATGAAGGAGAAGAACCTCGGCTTCAATGAGGCCTGCATCGACATCAACACAGAGCTCTGCCTCGGTCTGGGTGACATCAAGGCCGACGTGAACCAGCCCCGCTTCGAGAAGTTGCTCGACGCGTCGCCGGACATGAAGGAAGGCCAGTGGTACTACGAGCTGAACGAGAAGTTCACCGACCGGGAGCTCGAGACGATGGGCCCGAAGGTGACGCAGGCCGACGTGGACGCGCTGCACTGGTACTCCGTGAAGTGGGTGGGCAAGTGCAAGGATCGCAAGATTACGAAGAAATACTCCACCGAGCAGTACCCCATCTTTATGCGTGAGTGCACGTATATGGTGAACGGTGAGCAGAAGAAGTTCTTCAAGAAGTATGAGCCGCTGTGCTTCGATAAGCAGTACCGCTTCATGTATATCGGTGTGAAGCCCCGTGACTACATCAACGGCCTGCAGGAACTGAAGGGCGAGCACTTCCATCTGAACGAGACGAAGCGTGCGGAGTGGGAGGGGAACCCAGCCAACGAGGGCAAGCCCTTCAAGGAACTGAAGCTGAAGCATGCCATTATCTGCTCCGGTGAGCGCGACGCCCTCTGCGCGAAGAGCCTTGGCTACTCGCCTCTGTGGTTGAACTCAGAGACGGCAGAACTGGAGCCGGCTCAATACAAGGAGGTGATGAAGCTCGTGGAGACGCTCTATAACATCCCCGACAAAGATGAGACCGGCATCCGACGCGGTCGTGAGCTAGCGCTGAAGTTCCCGGAGCTGCGCACCATCTGGCTGCCTGAGCGATTTGAAAGGTTCCGCGATGCCCGAGGCCGCTTCAGGAAGGACTTCCGCGACTGGCTGGAGATGCAAGACACTCCAGGAGTGGCCATGAAGACGCTCGTCAGCCAGGCACTCCCTGCGAAGTTCTGGGAGGAGCGCACAAAGAAGAAAGGTGAGGAGACATCGTTCTCCATCAACAGCGGATGCCTTCAGTATTTTCTCCGCATGCAGGGCTTCTACAAGCTGAAGGATAAGGAAGCCAACAAGGTGGAATTTGTTCGGATCCGCTCGAACCGCGTGGAACGTGTGACCACCGACGACATCAATGAGTTTCTAATCAACTGGGCCCGTGGCGACGAAAAGCGCTCCCCATTCAGCGACATGCCCAGCGACGTGCAGAGCATCGACGTTCAGAACCTGATCATCGACTCGCCCCGCACCTCGCCCGCCGCCATCTCGAAGCTGTCGTCGGTAGATCTGGACTTCTGCAACTACACCCCCACGTCGCAGCTATTCTTCTTCCAGGACAAAACAGTTCGTGTGACCGCCGACGATATCGAGGTCTACGACCGCGGCTCCGCCATCGAGCTACGCCGCTACGTGTGGGAAGAGAACATCATCAAGCACACGTTCAAGCTGCTGCCCGCGATGTTCCACATCACGCGTGAGCTCACCGAGGACGGCAAGCCCATCTACGATATCAGCATCGACAACACACCCAGCAAGGTGTTCTGCTATCTCATCAACAGCAGCCGCCTCTACTGGCGACGCGAGCTGGAGGACCAGCTGGAGGACAAGACGCCGGAAGAACGAGAGGACTACATCAGTGGCCACCGCTTCTCGATTGACAGCGAGACACTCGCTCCGGAGGAGATTGTAGACCAGAAGCGTGCGCTCATCAACAAGATTTTTACTATTGGCTACATGCTGCACGGCTTCAAAGACCCGTCGCGTGCATGGGCTCCGATGGCCATGGACTGGAAGATTGGCGACGATGGCGAATGTAATGGCCGCTCAGGTAAGTCGTTCCTGTTCTCGCAGGTGCTGTCGAAGCTATTGAAGACAGTGAAGCTCTCCGGACGAAATGCGAAGCTGCTTGACAACCCCCACGTGTTCGACCAGGTGACACGCCACACGAGCATGCTGCTCGTTGATGACTGCATGAAGGGCATCCGAATGGAGACATTCTATGACAACATCACGGGCGACATGACTGTCAACCCGAAGAACAACCAGTCGTACAACATCGACTTCACCGAGAGCCCGAAGATTGTGTTCACTACGAACTACGTGCCCAACAACTTCGATGCCTCCACCGAGGCCCGCCTGCTCTACATGGTGTTCTCCGACTACTACCATCAGAGCACTGAGGAAAGCGACTACCACGGCTCACGCAGCATCCGCGACGACTTCGGCAAGTCGCTCTTCGGTGTCGACTACACCGAGCAGGAGTGGAATGCCGACCTGAACTTCCTGCTGCAGTGCGAACAGTTCTACCTGCAGATGCTGCCTACGGGCGACAAGATACAGCCGCCGATGGAGAACATCCTCCTGCGCAAGCGCAAGCAGGACATGAGCGGCAACTTCGAGCAATGGGCCGAGGCATACTTCGACGTGCTCTGCACCGAACACCTCGACCGCGTCATCCCCATCAAGGATGCCCTCGACGACTTCCGATCGATGAGCGGCCTGAAGGATATGACGTCGAACTCCTTCACGCGCAAGCTGCGTGCCTTTGCCAGCTACTGCAGCTATATCGAGGAGATGAACCCCTACGACCTCTGCACCGTGAAGCCGGACAAGGGCAAGCAGAACGGACGCATCCTGAAGCGCCTGAAGGACTCCATGGGTCAGAGCTATGGTTCCGCAGTGGACCATTTCTATATGAAAGTGAATAAGGAAGTCTATCTTCCCCTCAAACGAGAACGCGAGCGTCAGGACTCTGTGCTTGACGATGCCGGACTGGTGCCGCCTGATGAAGCAGGCAGCAATGCACCCTTCTAACGCAAGCCGGCAGGGGTATTGTTTCAAAATATAGACCCCCTGGCCGTTTTCTACACCATTTACGAATGTTTTCTTTTCTTCCGGGCGGCGTGCTGTGGTTTCATAACCTGGCGCGCCGCCTAACCTTTTTCGGGTCTGGGTGCTTTTGCCCCTTCCCGTTCCCAACCCATTTTTGTGCAAAAAAAGTGTAACATCTGAAACAATGTTGAAAAAATGCGCAAAAAATGCCCATAAACACTACGTTTGAAGTGTGTTACACTTTCCGTTACACTTTTTTTTAAGGCCAAAAAAGTGCAACAAAAAGTGTAACAAGAAGGAAAAGGGAAAATGGCTGTTGCAGTTTCAGATGTTGCACTTTTTCGGAGTCAAAAAGTGTAACAACGTTGATTTTCAATGAGTTAACCCCATTTGTTGCAATGTTGCACTTTTTTTTCAGTTTCAGTTAAATTCAGTTTGCTGAATATTTTTCATTACGCAAAAAAGTTCGTATCTTTGCAGTCGAAGACCTACAAAGCGCGAAAATTGATACTATTTCCTGCCAAAACTGATATGGTTTTCGGCAAAAACCTATATAGTTTCCCCATGGGGAATCCGACGAAAGACAAACTACGATGAAACAATCTGAACGCCCATACGTCTGGCTCCAGCTGGAGCATCGCCTGCACGATGTGCTGCGCCATGAGTCGAAGCCGCTTTCCGACGGCCTTCTGCTCAACGGCGACTCCATGTTGGGTCAGTTCATCATCGACCGGGTGGAACCATCGCTGTTCCCCCAGAAGCCGATGGGTGGCGACGACTGGCTGAAGCTCTACCTTCCGGTGACCGACCAGACGCGCCACGTCTACACGAAGTACTATCTCTGCATCGCCCCGTTCCACCGTGAGCAGATCCAGGACGAGGTGCGCCTGTTCCTGAAGCTGCGCTGCTGGCAGTGGGATGTGGAAGCGCGCTCGATGGGCTACGGCGAGAAGGAGATTGTGGAGTCGTTCTGTGCTGCCTATGGCCTTCGCCAGTCGGAGGATCGTCACGAGCTGGTGAAGAAAATCATGTATCGGCAGCGCAAGAATGTGCGCGAGGAGATAGCTCGCACCATCGAGCCCATCCACATCAGTCATCTGCCTCGTCGCGCTCGATCAGCGTCGACGCAGCGCCCAGAGTTGACACTTTTTGGCGATATGTAATACAAAAATGTTAAAAGTGTCATCAAAAGTATTCACCCAAAACACCGAATCACTCACTTTTTTAATGAAATAAATCACTCAAAACGCCATGCAGAATTATCATGACCCACATGCAGAGATTATCGAGGTGGGATTTGCCCCGGTAGAAGTAACGAACATCATCAGTCAGATAGGTTCCGACGAGATAGACATCGCGGTGCAGGGCACGCAGCTGTTCCCGATGTTCGAGTACCCGAGCTCTGCCTCCTTCAGCGAGAAGAAAGCCGCCAGTGGCGACTACGTAGACCAAGAAATGGATGTAGTGTTCACCAACTCGGCAGCCGATTTCGTGGCGAGCCAGCGCCAATGGATCGACAAGGACTGTCTGGTGCTGCTTCGCTACACCAACGGAGAGGTGCGCGTCGCTGGTACCAGCGAGGCTCCGGTGCGGTGCGAAATAGAGGAGTCGGGCAAGCCTCGCACGCTGAAAGTGGCTTTCAAGCGCAAAAGCCCTGAATTCACCAAGGTTTTGAAGTCCTTGATTTAGTTGTTTTTATACCATATATTTGCAGCGAACGTTTTAATCGACTGCAAATATATGGCATTCAGTAAACTATACCACAGCCTTCTTTCCAAGAAGTTCTTCCTCGACCTCCGTCAGGTCGACAGCCTGTCGGTGCTTCTGACGAAGTACCTGGAGCGCGACGTGACCGACTTCACCGCCAAGACATACTCCGAGGAGCATCCTCTGGGTGTGACGATGGTCGATGCCATGCCCGTGATGCAGGGTGCCGGATCCTCGCAGGGCGAAGCGAAGAAGATTGCCATCATCCCGCTGCATGGCGCGATGATTAAATATGGTACCATGTGTGCATACGGTGCCGACGAGATAGCCGAAGCCATCGACAATGCTGCGAACGACTCGCAGGTAGCCGGAGTGGTTCTCGACGTAGACTCTCCTGGTGGTGCCGTCGATGCCATCGCTCCACTCGTCGATGCCATCCAGCGTGCTCAGGGCATGGGCAAGCCCGTAGTAGCCCTGTGCGACTGCTGCGCCTCGGCAGCCTACTTCGTGGCCTGCCATTGTGACGAAATCATGGCGAGCAACAAGATCTCGTCGGAGTTCGGCTCCATCGGTGTGATGATATCGTTCCCCGACTACGCGAAGTACTATGAGAAGGAGGGCATCAAGGTGCACACCATCTACTCGAACCTCTCCGAGTATAAGAACGAGCCGTTCGAACTTGCCAAGGAGGGCAAGTACGAGCTCATCAAGAGCGAGGTGCTCGACCCACTGGCACAGAAGTTCCAGCAGGCAGTGCGCGAACGCCGCGAAGGAAAGCTCGACGAAAAGGTCGAAGGCATCCTCTCCGGCAAGGTGTTCTATGCCGAGGACGCCCTGAAGAACGGACTCATCGACAGCATCGGCTCTGAGCAGAAGGCCGTCGACCGCTGCCGTGAGCTCGCTGCAGCTGCCACCTTTGAGGAATATATGAAAGTAGCTAAATAGCTCTACCAAACCACAAAACCAATAAGTAGAATTATGAAAAAGGATTTCAAATTCGTTGCCGGATGGGTCATGTCGATCCTCGGCATCCAGAACTTTGCCAAAGACGCGGACGGCAAGCTGTTCTTGACCGATGAGCAGAAGAAGCAGCTCAGCGACAAGTACGGCCAGTCCTTCGTCGATGCCTTCACCGCCGACCTTGCGAAGATGCAAGTGGAAGGTGATGAAGTGAACCTCACGCTCAGCGCCGAGGAGAAGCTCGAGCTCGACGCCTCGCGCATTGAGCTGCAGAACCTCAAGAGCCGTATCTCTGCGTTGGAGACCGAGAAGAAGACCTTCGAGGCCACCATCGCCAAGCTCGAAAAGGAACCCGGTGCCGACGGTGGCAAGAAGGTTCCCGTGAACACCCTCGAGGCCAAGCTGAAAGAGGCTGGCGTCAATCTCTCTCTGAAGCACAACCGTTTCCTCGCCGACTACCTGCAGGGAAAGGTGAGTGGTGCCTACAGTGGTGACTCCACCATCGACACCCAGGAACTGAAGACGGAGTTCGGCAAGTATGTCGACAGCAACCGTCTGGAGATCATGCGTGGCCTGTTCGGTAAGACCGAGTCTACCGAGTGCATGTCCACCATCATCACCGACAAGACCGAGGTGCGCGCCAATCAGGCTTCGGTCATCGGTACCGTGCTGCAGCAGTTCGTACCTGCCTGGACACCCAGCGGTGCTGCGAAGTTCACTCCGCTCACCATCAAGAACTACAAGTGCAAGCTGAACGTCCCCATCATCCCGTCGGATATCATGGAGGACATCATCGGCTACATGTACGACGAGCAGGCTTCGACGCTGCAGTCGATGCCCGTGGTGCGCTACATCCTCTATCAGCTCATCTTCCCGAAACTCGACGAGGAGCGCGAGCAGGCTCTGGCCACTGGCCGCTTCGTTGAGAACGTCGCCGACGGTAACGGTGCCTTCAGCGCATCCACTCCGCTCGAGTCGATGACCGGTTACCTGACCCAGCTGGTCGACAAGTACAACTACGACGCTGATGACACCCACACCAAGAAGAGCGGAATCCGCTGGCTGCAGAAGGGTGTCACCATCAACGTCACTGGCGCCAACAAGAACGTGCGTGTCACCATCGACGCTGCCGTGAAGGAGGTCGCAGACCTCTATCCTCTCTACGCCAAGAAGGCTATGAAGGTTCACATCGACCCCGTGCTGGCCGATGCATACCGTCGCGAGTACCTCGAGGAGTACAAGTGGCTGAAGAACCAGGACGGCACACACAAGAACGACATCGACTTCTCGAACTTCACGTTCGCAGAACTCGAAGGTCTCCGTGGTACCGGTTGCTTCTTCATCACTCCGAAGGAGAACTTCAAGCACCTCATGTCTCACAACCCGCAGAACGTCACCCTCCGCTTCCAGGAGCAGGACTACATGGTGAAGATCTTCGGCGAGTGGTGGGAAGGTACCGGCTTCTGGATGGCAGAAGCTCTGTTCGCCTACATCGCTCCGGCTGCCGCTATCACGTATAACGGCAAGAAGAACCTCACCGTGAGCTTCACCAACGCCACTGCGAATGCTACCATGGGCAGCTCGTTCTCCGCGCCGACAGCAAACGTCAGCGTGAACGGCAAGACTGTCACCTATGAGAGCTCCGACACGAGCGTGGCAACTGTCAACAGTTCCACTGGTGCCGTGACCCTCGTAGCCGCTGGTAAGGCCACCATCACGGCCAAGTTCGCCGGTGATACCGACTACAACCCTGCCAGCGGCAGCTACGAGCTGACCGTTGCTGCTCAGGGCGTCTAAACCTCTCATACAGCCAGGGGAGTAGGTTCGCCCTTCTCCCCTGACATCCTTTCAACAGTATTGTAAAACTCAAAAAACAGAAATACTATGCCCAGTACACCTTACCAAATGGTTTCAGTGCCCAAGCAGAGCAACAACCAGGGACTGGCCAACGGAAAGAAGAATGTCGTCATCATCTTCGATTTCGACAAGACCACTGCCTACGAGCGCGATGAGAAGGGCGTCGTTGTGACCTCTCTCACGTTCCAGTCGGAGTACAACCCCATCGGCATCTTCGTCGACGAGGGCTCCATCGATGCTGGCGACGAAGTCGCAGGCGAGAACTACGGACGTGGCTACAACCACAAGTTCAACTTCAACCACCCGGGCGACGACGTTGCGTTTGCTGAGTTCAAGGCAAACAACATCAACGCCAACCTCGGTGCCATCTACGTAGACTGCGATGCGTCGAAGACCTATTGCAAGATCTACGGCACGCCCTGCTCACCTCTGAAGATGACCAAGGCCGACGAGGTGGACACGAAGGAGAACAACCGCCAGGAGGTTGAGCTCACCACCGACTCGCTGACGTGGCCCGTAGGCCGTATCGCCAAGAGCGCCATCCCCGCCACCGACAACGCAGAGATCAATGCGTTCCTCGGCCTGACGAGCTGACCTTGCATACTCCCATAGTGTCATAAGGTTAAATAATTGCTAAGTTTTATTAATGTGTAGATCGACACCGTGCTGCTGCCAACAGCGCGGTGTCTTTTTGTCCTTTTGCAATCGCAAATTAACAAATATCTTTGCAGCGTAGGAAAGGGAACCCCACCAAAGTCAACAGGCTCTACCCATTTCGACGCGTTCAGCAAGAAAGCGTCGGATGACAGCCGGGAAAGACCGGCATTTTTCCCGCACAATCCATTTTTCACATCATAAATCTGTAAATCAATGAAAGAAAATGATTCCATCGCTCAAAAAACTGCAGCAGTCGCCAATGACGCGCCTGCCGCTCCGGAAACTGCAGCAGTCGCCAATGACGCGCCTGCCGCTCCGGAAAGTGAAACCGCAACAGCTCAGCAGCCTGCCAAGGCCGAAGAGCCTGCTGAAGCAGCCGCCGGTGAGATAGACCCTGCCGACGACGGTCCCATCGACGAACATGCCGACCCCACGCTGGTACCAGTCACGGTGCTCGTCGTCATCACCTCACCTGCCAACGACTTCCTGCTGCTGCGCCACTGCCTGCGCTCTCTCCGGAAGAACCTTCGCGGTGTGAAAGCCGAGGTGAAGGTCATCGGCAGTGAGCGACCCAGCTGGATCGACTGCGACACATGGCTAGTCACCGTCAAGGGCGTGATCAACGCCTGCATCATGTCTGCTGCCATCAGCATCAAGACAGAGCGCATCATCATCATGACCGACCGCATGCAGCTCGCCCGCCCCGTATCGCTGGCCGATATCGCTCTGCTGAAGGCCATGCCCGAAGCGTACAACAACAAGACTGTCGACTGGCTCATCGAGCAGCAAGGCACCACGAAGCATCAGGTGTGGAACTACGACACGCACATGCCGCTCTACGTATTCCGCACACAGCTTGCTCATGTCGCCTGCTTCATGGACGAGAATGATGCCTTCACCGAGGACCTGCCGACGCTCTACAACAACCTGCTCTATCCCGACCTGCAGCCCACGCTGCTCGACTGGGCGACAGACGGATGGCTGCTGCCAGTGGTATCGGCTCATCCGAGCATGGAGCGCATGAAGTCGTTCCTCGCCAAGAAAAAGTTCATTTGGATTTCCCCCAACAGCGAGGGCGCCGAGGTGGTGGCACTCCTGAAGTTCCTCACACCCGACGCAGCGCCCTGCGAAACCGACTGCCCCAATGCAGATCCAATCGAAGACTGAATTCATTCCATCACAGAAAGGCTCTAGCAAGAAGCAGGCCTCGCATGCCCAAGGACCTGATAAGTCCCGTGAGAGAGAGAAGCTCAGGAAGGAATTTCCCTTCCTGGGCTCTCCTGATTGTCCGATGGAGCTGAAGGCGCTCGTCACCGACCGCATCTCCAGCTACCACCTCTATCAGGACACATGGCCGAAGCTCTTCACGGCAAGCACACCCGAGGAGTGTGCCGTCGTGGCGTCGACGATCGTCAATGCCTACATCGACAACCGCCGCACCTGGGAGGAGCTGAACTACTACCAGCAGCACCACCGCGTGCTCGGCCATCACCCCATCTTTCGCCAGTTCTCCAACCTGCGACGCCTGCGCTCCATGAGCCTGCGCGACCTGCTACGCCGCGAAAAGCAGGTGATGAACAACATCTGGCGCGTGAAGTCGGAGATGAAGAAAGGCTCGAAGCCCGACCTCGAGCAGGCACGGCGCGACCGACTGGCAGGCTACGAGGCTGAACTCGCAGAGATACGACGTCTGCTCGATGAAGAATGAATATTTCGACATATCAGATCTGGAGGCCGAGATGTCGAAAAGCCGCCGGTTTCTCGATGCCTTCGACGTAGAAATGCTTTTCAAAGTGGACTCATTGAAAAACCTCACTGGAAGGCTGCCTGAACAGGGTGAGATTTTCTTCATCGAAACAATGAAGAGCTTCACAGCATTCACGTTCATCGTGCATGTGCTGAAAGCAGTAGGATACATCAATCATGTTTACATCGCTACCTATTCCACCAACGAGCGCATCATCAATGCCCTTCTGCGGTACAAGGAGAAAGGTCAACTAGGGACGATTCATCTACATATCAGCGAAACGCTGAAGTTCCGAATGCCGGAAGTCTATGAGAGGCTCATACGACTTCGCGACGACGGAACAATAGAACTGACTTTCGCCTGGACGCATAAGAAGGTCACATGCATGGACACTCCAGCTGGTGCTTTCGTTGTGGAAGGTAGCGGCAACTACGGTGAAAATGCTCTGCAAGAGCAATACATTTTTCTGAAATCTGCAAAGGTATATGAATTTCGATCTGGAAAAATTCCAAAAGGAGAATCCCAAGGTAAGCCCGATGCCTGAATGGCTGAAGCGCATCGACGTGGATGAGTTCGAGAAACTGGCTGGTATAGGCTATCAGCCCAAGCAGATAGCGCTATACTACAAAATCCCATATATGGAATTCATGGCATGGTTTCACTTCCCATTCTCTCCACTTTCATACCATTTCAATCGTGGAAAGCTACTGCAGGCAGCCAAAGAGGGAATGACAATGGCTGCCGATGCTGCCAGTGGACAAAATGCAACCCAGGCTCAGCGGTGGGATAAAGCGAGAAAGAGCCGCTCGCTATCCACAGCCATCGATGAGCTATTTTTCACTGAATTAGAGATGGATGTATGAACTTCAGCGAATCTCACTTCGATAAACTACAGGACTACGCTCAGAAAGGGTTCAAAGGAAATCTTTCTGAGGAAGAGCAGACGTACTACAACACCCTTCTCGCCACATTGGGCGTATATCGCAAGTACGGCAGGCAAGGAGCAATCCGCATGCTCATGGTTGAGCCCTTCTCCTGTAGCCGTCGCGTGGCCACCCGTATGTTCGACGAGTCCATCAATCTTTTCTATGCAGATGATAGCGTCGAGCGGAAAGCATGGCGCAACCTCATGTTTGAGGAGATGCGCAATGCCGCACTGACCATCCTGAAGACCGAAGGCATCACGCCTGATGACCTCGAGACCTACCGACGCCTGATGGAGTCGGCATATAAGTTCAAGCAGCTGGATGCTCCAGATCCTGAAGAACCAGACAGCCCAGAGGAACGCCAGAAGGATATCAAGATCTACGAGCTCGACGGCAAACGTCTCGGCCTGCCGAAAATCGATCGCGACGAAGTGGCCTCGCTCATCGACAACCTCGATGTCAAAGAGCGTGACAAGGAACGACTCAAAACCGATGCCGGCATCTCGCCCATCGATATCGACAAAGTGCTCGACAATACCATTGCCATCGCTGAAGACGAAGACCAATGACCAGACGGAAAAGCATCGATCGTGCCGCATCAGACGTGGAGCTGCGCTTCATGAATTGGGCAACGCAGCTGCTCAATATGTGTATGCCATGGGCGTGCTGGTGGTTTGCCGCACGCGCATCGGCAAAGACCACACAGCTGCTGGCAGAACGTCTGAAGCAGGCGGTCATCGAGTGCCAGGGCGCACCATTCGCCTGGATCGCCGACACTTACTCCAATCTTCATCAGAACATAATCCCCTCACTCCTCGAAGGCCTGCGCTTTCTCGGGTGGGAAGACGGACGTGAGTTCGTCATCGATAAGCAGCCGCCCGACAAATGGAGGCGGCAGATGTACAACGTCGTGTCGAACTTCAAGCACACCATGACGTTCTACAACGGCTGCACCGTCACCTTCTTCTCCCTCGACCGACCCAGCATCGGTGCCGGTCGTTCGTTCGTCGCCATCTTCGGCGATGAAATCAAATACTGGAAGGAAGAACAGTTCACGAACATTCTGAAGACTGTGCGCGGCTATTATGCTAAATATGGTCAGAACCCATGGTACCGAGCACGTACCTTCACCACTGACCTTCCCAATCCGAACCACATCGGCGAATACGACTGGTGCTACAAGATTGTGAAGGCCATGGATCGCGACCGGGTGAAGCTACTCATCAAAGTGGCGCTCGTCTACAACGACACCAAAGCACAGTATGCGGCCACCTTGCAGCGACTGCACAAGGCAGAGGATGACGAGGCACCGGCCACCGATATCGCACGTCTGCAGAAAGAACTCACTGCAGCTGGCCGCACCATGGAGCGATGGCGCCAGCGATGGGTGAAGGCA